AAGGAGCCTACGAGAGGAAAAACCTTCCAGTTTCGCGGGCACCTTTAGAGCCTTGCCACTGGACTTGCAACGGAGCAACTCGCATTACTTGCGAATGAGGCAAGAAAATCATGGAACGATCAAGTTTCATCCGTCGCAGAAGACAGCGCTTCGAGACAGACCATTGCGGTAGACCTCTCAATAGCGACTAAGAATAGCGATTAGATTGTGGTCCATGGCTTCGTCACCGGGGCCTAGCCTTTTGCAAAGACGCAGGATGACCCCTCGACAATGGGCCATAGCCCCTTGGACGAGCCGGCCCCGACATTCACCTTGTCGCCGATCCGAGCAACCCTTTTTCCCGCCCTCGCCGCCAAGCTGCACGTTGGGCGATTCTACGATAACGGTCGCGCCCGTAACCTTGACCAGATCGGACGAGGCTTCCACGACGGTATTGCCGATCTTGATATGCAGCGGCATATCCTTGCTCTCGTGGGCATTGGCGGCGCTGTAGGTCGAGAAATCTATCTGCGTATCCGCCATGTCTCCACTTTCCCATAGAGGGCGAAGAGTCAGAAGATTATGGAAAGCTTTTTGTCACTTCAATCGAGCCGACGATAGCCGCGTTGAATTGATCCAAATCCTCAGCGGGTATCCAGTATTCGAGATGCGCGCGACCGCCCGCCTCTTGGACCGCATAGCGATCAAGAAAGTCCTTTCTAACATCAAATTTCGTGACGAACCCCGACCCGCTCCTCGGCACGTTCCAATCACGCGCTATCGTGACTGCATAGTCTTCCGAAAGCACGGGATAGAAGATCGGTTGATCCGGCAGGCGAGCAGGGAATCCGCGCATATTAAGATCACGAATGAGTGCCAGTTCATTTGGCCCTACAGGACGCCATAGGGTAATGGTGTCGTTCTCTTCCCTCATTGGTTTCTCCCCGCAATCGGCCGTTGTCGGTTAAAATTCATGTTTGCTCGCGGCATGAGAAAGCCCATCGAGACACTCGCACGCGAGGCCGCGTTGTCCAATTTGCGTCGCACGCTACTCATCCAAGCTTATGCTATCTGCTACGATGCCACGTTGCATAATGACATCACCAACCTTGCCAGTTATGCTCAAATCACATCCGGCGGTGCAATTTCTGTAGAGCAAACTGCGCTGGTCACGGGGAAGCTTTTCGACATCAACGAAGAACGCCGTCATTCCCATGTTCTTGTCGTAAAGTAGACCCTGCTCTCCCATAAACAGAAACTTTCCATTTGTGGTAACGTTCTTTCCGCGCATCTTTTTATAGTCGACTTGAAGATCGCTCCACGAAATCGACGGAGCTGCCTCGACCTTGCTGGTCGACGCCGGCGCTCCTGTCTTCCCGAACAGGGCGTCATAGCATTCCAATCGCGCCACATCATTGCCAATTTTGCGGCAGGTAAAGACATCACCTGCATATGCTGCGGTAATATTGGCAACAACGGACACAACTAGGACAGAACCGAAGATCTTCATAATTTACTCCCAGCACAACTTCTGGGACTACGAGATCACATAAAACTTGCAAAAGAGTTGCGCAGGGGAGCACGCAACAAACGACAGCTCGACCCTAATCTTTGGCGAAGACGCGGGATGACCCTTCGACAATGGGCCATAGACCCGAGGACGAGCCGGCCCCGACATTCACCTTGTCACCGATGCGTGCGACCTTTTTGCCGCCCTCGCCGCCGAGCTGCACGTTGGGCGATTCAACAATCACCTTCTCACTCGTGACCTTGACCAGATCGGGCGAGGCTTCCACGACGGTCTTGCCGATCTTGATATGCAGCGGCATATCCTTGTTCTCGCGAGCGTTGGCAGCGCTGTATGTTGAGAAATCTATCTGCGCGTCCGTCATGTCGCCATTCTCCGAAACGACATCGACTTGCTCGCCCGCCTGATAGAGCACGTCCACCTTGACGCCACCCGCCGCAAGGGTCCGTGCCCCTATCCATGGCGTGAGGTAGGGCTTGCCGTTCTGATCGGACAGCTTGACCCGGTATTTGCTCTTATCGTCGCTGACTTCTGCAATCGTGCCTTTCCTGCGGCGATTGCGGTTGCGCCGCTCAAGCTCGGCAATGCGGTGAAGCATATCTGCGAGCTGATCAACCAAAGTGCTCATCACCGCACCTCAAAGGCTGGCGTCAACAACAGGGCATCAGCCTCGCCGTAGACCATGCCATACCGGCGCATGGCGGTTTGCAGTTCACTGGCATCGCCCGAAATCTGCGCACGCATGAGCGCTACCTTTCTAGCCATATCCGGCATCCGCGAAACAAGGTCCGTCTCACATTTCGCGAAGAACAGTGCCAGCGGCGAGCTATCTTTCAGCGCCACGCCTCGAACGGGGTCGGCGACCGCATCCACGGTCAGTTTCAATTGATGCGCCGCCAGCCGGACGCCGTTGGTATCGCCGCTCGCCCTTGAGCGTTGGGATTGCTCAAAGGTACGGACGAGGCCGCTAAAGATTGCCGCCCATTCGTTTTCCGGGTCGGCCATGGCGTCGGCAATCTGCCGCATGGTCAAATCAAGGTGGAACTCGAAATTCGCGTCCGTCGCCGGCACGCCCTCGTAGAGAATGGATTCGTCAGTGTCCGCGTCAGTGACCACATGCGGCGTCGCAATCCCAGCCTCAAAGACAATATCCACATGGCCGCTTTTGGTGAATGAACGCAGCTCAAGCCCGTTCGACACCTTGGAGTCGTCGGTATAGACCGAGATGAACGGCCTTTCCTGCGGCGTATGCAATGAACCGTTGGCCGCAACGTCGAGCGCGCCAATCTGGCTATCCAGAACATTGCCATCCACCAGCGTCCGCCCTTTCAGGGCTTCGACCGCAGCAATGCGCAATGCGACACGTACAAGGGACATAAGCACCCGCCAAATCTGTTATTTGTGAACTAGCTCGACAATGAGCCGAGTGTGATTGCGATCATCGACAAGCGAGACCTCGAAGACAGGTTGCCCAGGGCGAGCCAAGGCACGAACCGCATCCTGCTTTCTTACGACCATATCCGGGTAGCGGGTGCGATCGATGTAAAGAAGGGCTTTCCCCGCCGCGATCTTGGATTGCCAAGCCGCCGGGTTCGCAGTGTCAACGGAGCTGGATTTTTCGCCACCCGTGCGCAAGACCGCTTCGATCTCGGTTTGCGGTCTCTGCTGGTCTCGCGCGCCGCCACTCATCGGCGACAGACGGATTGTTTCGGCAAACTTGCCGTCAACCGCCGAAACAACCGCATCGCGAACGCTGTGAAAGTTGGCCGCTACAGGCATGCCCAATCTCCAAAAGGCTGCATCCGGTCGCCGCAATGGCGACCGGATGACAGTGGCTGTTAGTTCGTTTTGACCTGCACCAAGCAATCGGGCTGCTTGCAGATCGCGAGCATGTTCGATTGCGATTTCAGTTCGAGGCCGACGCCATGATCCAGTTCCTTGGTGGAGATGAAGATCGATCCTTCTTCATCGACGGTCGGAGCCTGATTGACGCGGTCGATGTGGTAGGCCGGACCGTCAAAGGTGCGGAACATCGATTGCGTGCCGGAAGGATAGACCGTGCCCGAATTGTCATCGACATTTTTAAGGGTGGAAATGGAGCCGTCATTGCTCTTGACCGGCAACCCGCCCTTGTATTCACGCCAGATGATATCGCCAAATTCGAAGACCCGGCCCCAATTTCCGCCGAGGCGCTGGCGCTCTAACTGGGTGTGAACGGAGGCATTCTGCGCCTGAAGCCAGTACTTTTCGACCTTGGCGTGGGAAATCAGCTTGGCGAAAAACTTGCTGTCAACGACGGATTCCACGCCGCCGACCGTCTCGCCCTTGACGTTGGACAGGATATGGTCGCTGACTTCCTCGCACTTCTGGCGGACGTCGGTTCCGGCAGTACCGAGCGCGAAATCGACTTCCTTCCGTTCGACGCCGAAGACATCGTAGAGATTGTAGAGCGTCCGCAGCTTGCCGTCCTTGATTTCGCCGCGCAGCATCCCGAGCCGCAGAAACTCGCGTGTGATCGAGTGGTTTTTACGGATGGTGATGAGCTTGCGCTCAAGCTCCGCGTCAAGCGAAACGTCCGTAATCTGCCCGTTCACAACCTCCAAGAGGCCGTCAATGTCGCCGACAAGGATGTTTTCGAAATGGGTGAAATGCGGAATGGACAGGATGATGCCGCTTTGAGCGCCGTCACCCGTAATCTCGCCGGGACCGCCCGGTTCCTGATGGGACAGGACAACAATCTGCCCTTCCCGATAGTCGATGCGGACGAGGCGAGAACGCTTCGCCTCACCCGGCGCGATGCCAAGCGCATTGAGAAGACCGAACGTATTCGGCAGCTTGTTGACCTCCGTCGTGAGATCAACATTCGAGTAGGGCAGAACGATTTCCGGCATGGCGGATTGGATCCTTGTATCCTGATAGGCATGGGAACCCCTCCCCGCGAGCGCGAGACGGAAATTCCGGCGGTTAGTTGGGGATGGGTTAGGCGCGGACGATCAGCCCAAGGCGCTCTTCGATATCTTCGAGTGCCGCGGCCTTTTGGGCGTCGGTCGCATCGGCAGGCCACACGATGGCGGCGCGATTGAGAACGGAGAGCCGGCGAGAGTAGAGAACGCCGCCAACGAGATCGGCACCCACCGCAGCTTCGCAATCCTTGAGGCAAACACCCTGGACGATCTGACTGCCATCCGTTGCGGTCGGGTTCCACGCCACCAACTTGCCGAGCTTCGCGCCGGCAGGAGCTTGCTCGGTTCCGGCGATCTTGCCGACGAGCTGGCCCATTTTCAGCGAGCGGGCAGCGGCCTCGCCACCAAGCAAGGTGCCGACGCTACGGCAAATCTCGGTATCGACTTCTTTTTTCAGCAGCGTGGACATACCCGGCGTCTGCTGGAATTTCATAACAGGCAGAATGCCCATGTTCGTTTCCTTTCACGGAAGATGTGTTGCAGATGAGATGCTAGTCAGCCGGGCCGGTTATGCCTTGGCGCGTTGCACGCGGGCATCGATCCGAGCCGAAAGGCCCGATTTCGCCTGCGGCTTGCCGGCCAGCGGCTCACGATTGAGGCCCTGCGCATTCATGGTGCGAGGCGGCTGATATTCCTGCTCGCCCGCATCGGCCGCTTTCGGCGCAACGGAAAGGGTTGCCTTGGCGGCATCGACAGAAAGGCCGGTCGAGAACAGATGCTCCGCCAGCGCCTCGCGTCCCTTAGCTTCATCGAGCGCCATGATGGCGGCGCGGCGCTCGCGATCCTGTTGCACGGCTGCGTCAGCCGAGGCCGTCAACTTTTCGATCTGCGCTTTCAAGCCGGCATTCTCGGATGCGAGGCTTTCCGCGCGCTCTTTGTCGTTCATGGTTGTCTCCTTGGTGGAAGTGGGATTCTGATTTTTGGGTGGGGGGCTGGCCGTCATCGACCAGTTCTTGGCCTTCGACAGCGCAACGAGACTCTTCGGAGCGTGCGCGAACAGCCGGTAATCGAAGGCGGCGACCGCTTTGGCCTTGCTTTCGGTTGTGTCGTTGGCAAAGCCTTCGGCGACGGCTTCGTCTGGCGTGAGCCATCGTTCGGCCCGCATGATGTCCCGGCATTCGTCGGCGGTCTTGCCGGACTTCGCGGCGTAGACACGAGCGTATGAAGTCGCCAGCGCCTCAAGCGCTTCAATGGTTTTGCTGTGATCGTCGGAATTGCCGAAGGTGTATCCGCTGGGGTCGTGGATCATCATCACCGCGCCCGCCGACATCGTGACGGTCTGGCCTGCCATGGCGATGAGAGACGCGGCAGATGCCGCAATCCCTTCAACCACCACATTGGTCACACCGGGCCGCGCCGAAAGCAATGCGTGAATGGCAGCACCTTCGGTCGCGATGCCGCCACCGGAATTGATGTGGACGGCAAGCTCCGCGTCGGCCTCGATCTGCGACAGAGCAAAGACGACATCAGCCGATGTAAAGCCGTCCTCAAAGTAATAATCGCCGACATAGCCGGAAAGCCGTAGCTTTCCGTCTTCAACAATAGCAGCCATTTTTGTGACCTCAGTAGGGGCGCATGCGACCGCTGATCGCGTATCGGGTTCGCGCTGGTTTCTCGCCTCGCGCAATCTGACAATTGCGGATGGCCTCATTCAAAGCCCGCTGCACATCTGCCAATGAGGCGTTGGCATAGCGGGCCATGTCTTCACCGAAGCGCGCTTCCGTGACCATCTCGCCGGAGAGCAACGCCTCTTCCACGCGGCGCAATTTCACCGCACGCGCGCACCAATCGATTTTCAGCGGGTCGGCATCATCAGCCATCAGGCAGCCTCCTTCGCGGGGTCTCTGTTTCCAACGGCTGCGGCCCCAAGGGGACCGCCGCCACCCTGCGAACGGCCAAACGGATGCGGGACGCCTTCGTCCTCGAACATCTTCTTTTCGCGTCCGAGCTGCACAATCTGTTCCTCGCCGTTCTTGCCGGCGAGAGCGCATTCATCGTGATAGGTGGACAGGCCGGTTTCGAGCCTGATCTTCGCAGCCAGAGCGGCTTTGTAATCGTCGGCTGACGGCGCGGCGGGACCGCTCCATTCCGTCTGAAAGACACTCTCTCTGTCCCGACTGAAAGCGGCATAACCGCCCTTGAAGGGAATGACGCCGCGAAAGATCATCTCATCTAACCAGCGCTCGAATATGCCCTGCAAAAAGGGCGCGACGATGCGAGTGCGACGACGCAAGACAATCGGCCAGATGCTGGCGACGGCCATTCGGACGGATGAGTAAGAGGCGTTGGAATGATCCATCGCCAAAGCCTCGTATGTGATGCCGAGGCAACGGGCGACTTCCTTCAAAAGATTTTGGAAGAAAGGCAGATACTGCGATCCCGGCGTTGCAGCCGTGTGCATCTGGAATTCTTCACCGGGGCCGAGATGATTGATCCGCGCGGAATCGGACATCGAGACGCCCTTTTCCTTCAGCGCCCCAATCCGATTGTCCCACACGTCGAGCAAATCTTGCTGCAACCCGCCGATAAACTCCGACCAGTCCCCATCATAGCCGGCAGGTGCGTCGATATCGTTCAACGTCTGTATGGCTTGGAATGCCGTTTCGCTCGGTTCCGGGCTTTTGATCGTCGCCGCGAAGATGGTCTGCATCAACGCGGTCGCCAAGGTCGCATCTGCCAATTGGTCTGACTGCGCGATGACCTTCAAGGCGGCGGCGATGACCGAGATGCCACGCGGGCTATTCAGGTTGGCGGCACGATCCATGACATGGATGACATCGGACGCATCAACCGTTCGGTCTTGTTCGGCTCCAGAAACACGCACTCGAAAACGATAGGCAACCGCCCTGCTATCCTCGTCGTGGTAGATGCCCTGATCGAGACCGAGGCTTTCCTCTGTTTTGCGAGGGCAACGATGCGAGGCGATCAGAGAGACTTTTGTGCCGGACTTCAAACCGAGGCGACGTTGCTTTTCCAACGACACGTTGTCGAGAACGCCGAATGCCTCCCCGGTCGCAAGGAAGCTAAGCAACGCGGCTTCCGCCATATCGGCGATGGTCGCCTTGCCGGCGAGATCGCATTCCCGAGGGTTCCACGCCCAGCGCCGCCATGCGCGCTCTACCCGGCGACACCATGCGGTCGCCTGCTTCTTTGTGTAGCCGAAGGATTCGAGCTGAGCGAGACAGGCAAGTTTAAGCTCTTCGCCAATGGTATCGGTGACGATCTGCTGAATAGCGCCGGATATCCAGCCGCTATTCTGCATGAAGTCAAAGGCCAATGCAGAGGCACGTTCCGCTGCCTCCCGGACATCGAGCCTTGCATCGCGCGTAACCGCTCGACGCATGCTAAGCGTGCCGGCCCGATCACCACGAAGGTATCGCGCCGTCATTTTGCGCGATGGCGCAGACTGCGGCGCGGGCATCTCAACCCGCACCGAATTTGCCTTCACCCGCATCCGAGGTTTGCTTTCAATCATGAGTATGACCCCCAACGCTTGCGCTGACGCGGTTTTCCAGATGGTGGAGACGGCTTTTGCTGTTGCTTGCCGAACGGGCTTAGGTCGGCCAGGTCAAACAGGTCGTTGGCCTGTTCCGGTTCGCCATGCAGCTCGCGTATCAGGTCGGCCCACCGGTCGAGTGTGAGCTTGCGCTTGTTTTGAAGATGCCAGCCGAGGGCATAGGAATAGACGGTCACGTCAAACCAGTCGTTCATGCGACCGTTGATCTTTTTCCACTTCCGCCCGGCCTTCGGATTGACCAGCCGCTTTGACTTCCGCTTGAGACTGGTCCGGGCTTCCTCTTCCTCGTCCACCAAGCATTCGGCGGTTAACTCCTTGGCGAAATCCTCATCGCAGAGATTACCTGCGAAGTGGATCGTTCCGCGCGGCCACTGCCCCGCCTCGCTGGCACCTTGGACAAGATTGGCAAGTGCCGCAGTGACGGCGGTTTTCACGTCATAGAGGCCGACCGGATAGAGCAAGACCTTGGCAATCACCCGTTTACGATGGTCTTTGACATCCTTTTTCACCGGAGTGCCGAGCCATGGCAGGCCGACCGGCTCGCGACCGTCCAAGGGAATGACGTTCGGACGACCAACGCAGAAGCGATAGACGCGGTCGGTTGACCAGCCGGAGTCAACGCCGGACAGGTCAATGCTCTTCTCGCGCCCGCCTGATGTCGGGTATGTGCGGCTCAAAGCATCGGACAGCTTTATCCACGGCTCATCGCTCTGGTCGGGAGAGCCTTCGAATATCTCGCGATCGATCAGGCAATATTGGTCGCGCGGCCCGATGGCATACACGGCCCACTTGATGCCGTACCCTTGAACGTCGGCAGCAGAGACAAGCAATGCCGCCCATGACGGCACGATGCCGGTCGGGACCATCTCGTCCCTTGCCGCCTTGACGATCTTTTCCCACTCGACGGTTGTGCTGCCCGGATCATACGGCTCTGCCAAATCCTGCTGATAGAAGGCTTTCAGCTTCGTGGTGTCGCCCTGCGCATCCGTCCAGCGCTGCCAGATATCAGCCCATTTCTCGCGGATCGCATAAGCGGCCCACAAATGATAGCTCGGTTGCCAATCGCGGCAGCGCCCCTCGCAGGGCGGACAAATCCAATCAGCGATTTCGTCCGCCGCAATCTCAAGCGGAACCGGCTCGTCGCCTTCTTGGACGCGGCGGGCAATCCAGTGTGCCCGCTCTTCCATCTCGCGCTTATGGCCGTCGAGGATCACACCATCGCAGCGCATGCATCGAACGTGAACCGGTAGTCCACGTTCCTTGTCAGCGCCGCGCATCATGTCGAAAATGATCGGCTGATAGGTGTCGCAATGTGGGCAAGGCATGTAACGGAAACGCTGGTCGCCGCCTTCGAAGTCTTCCGAGATCGCGCATTCACCCGCTATGCCGGGCGTGGACCCCTGCCACTCTTTCGCGAGATCGCCATACATCTTCTGACGGGCGCGCGCCTGATCGCGAGGACTACCGCGACCGTCAACGTCCTTGGGATAGCCGGTCACCTCGTCCATGGCGAGATATTTGATGGACACCATCTGCAAGCCCTTGGACGAGCCTGCATTGACGATCTGGCAAAAGCCGCCGGCATAACGCTTGAAAGACGTTGTACTTCCCTGCTCGTCACGGCTGTTGACCGGCAAGACCTTGTGAGCGATGCGCTTTGAGGCTTCGATAGTCGGTTGTAACTTGATGCGGTTGAACTTCGTCGCCTCTTCCAGCGTCGGCAGCACGATCATCATCGATCCCGGCGCTTGATCCACGATGAAGCAGAACCAGTTTTCGATTGCGGTCGATTTTCCGAGCTGCGCCGCCCATCGGCACGTCACGCGCCGGGCCGGATGATCGGGGTGCAAACAATCCTGCGGCTCGCGAAGATATGGCACGCGGTCGGTGCGAAAATCGCCGGGCCATGGCGAACCCGATTCCGGCGACACCTTGCGATGACGGTCGGCAAACTCGCTGATCGTCAAATCTTCGGCTGGACGGCTGGCTGCGGCCAAACCTCCAAAGAGGACCGCCGCGCCGTTTGCCAGCGCTGGAAACCGTGCCCGAACATCGTGAAAGGTCACTGCAAAGCCTGCCCTGTCTCGTGATACTGATTATCGCCGCCGGCCTCAGATTGTCGCCGCATCCCGTCGAGCCTCTTCAGGATTTCGCGGTTGAAGACGCTCAAGCCCTCCCTCGCAAAGCCTTTGAGCGCGAGGCGTGCCATGCGCTCATCCCATCCATATTTCAGGGACAAGGCAGCAGCTTCCGTTTCAATCGCGCGCTCGAAAGCGCTTTGCATCAGGGCGATTGCATCGCGCCCGCCCTGATCGACCTCCGCAACGATGGTCAACTCGCTCCGCCGCTCGGCAAGGTCCATTTCCTTCAGCTCGGCTTCCGCCTGCGACTTACGGGCGGCACCATCGGATTGCGTGCCTTTGAGACGGGAAGCCATCATATGAGGCACCGACGCCTGCCCGGTTCCCGTGACAGGCAGCGAAGCGGCTGGCGTCCTAAGGCGGACATTCTCGCTGCGATGGGCAATGAGAGCGACAAAATCGACAAGGTTCGATTTGCCGTCCGCCTTTAGCGGCAGAGCTTCGGAATGCTGCTTGAGATACCGCGAGAGCGATGATCGGTCGATTTTATCGCCGGCCTGCGTAAGGCGGGCGGCGGCTTCTGTGATCGAAACCCATTCTTCGTCCATGTGTGCCATCCGTGCATAAACACGTGTATTGCACGTGTATCCGTGTACCGCTTTTCGAAAGTGCTACTGGCGAAATCCCGCAGTCCCCCAGGCCCGTCCATGCCAAAGGTCCGCGAACCGGTCCCTGAATGGGGGGGTGGGGGCGGCCACGCGTGTGCAAACTTAGAAGTGGACGATGGGAATCTCGATGTGGTTCATAGAGATGATGTGAACTTGTCGCTCAGAACCCATGCAAGCCACCTCGAAAGCGCAAAATGGAATCTCAAAATCCTGATCAGCAAGTTATCGAAATGGTCGCCATCGCCCGTGAGTCCCCACGAAAGCTGATTTCTCTAGAAGACGTTCAACGATGGTCAGGCAATCTGACGACCAACGATTTCTTTAACTTGATCGGTCTCAACATCGCCCGCAGATACCGCGCGGGGGCGCTTGACTATGACGTATGCGACGCAATCATCAACGACCTATGGTCTGTTCTGACCCATCGCGTTGAGGACCTCGTCATGCCGTCCCCATTCTTTGAAATCTATCTCGCATTCGACGCCGGGGAATTTTACAGGACGGCAGATTGCAGCGATACGCCAGAGCAAGACCATACTATTCCGATGATCGACAAAATCCTCGAACAATTTCCCCATGAATGATCGGCGGTGGCCCCTGTCAGGGCACCAGCTTGTTCAAGGCGGCTTCGACCCGTTCCTTGAGCAACGGCGCTGCGAGCCGATGGAAGGCAGCAGAGGTTGCGCCCGTCGTCATTTCCTTCGGGATAAACACGCCCGACCGGGCAAAGGTGATCTTGGTGCCCGATCTGTTCAGGCGATAGAAGACATGCCCGTTGAACCGTGGAACGTCCTTGCGGTCGGGGAACAGACCACCCCGCATGAACGATCCGGGGTAGAGCGTTGGCTTGCCGAATGGTCGGGCCACGACGCCAGCCGGGGTTTCCTTCGGGCGCAGAAACTTCAAACGAATGTTCCCGCCTTGCGTGGTCATGTCGTAGTAGAGCTTACCGGGCCGCGCCGCCGATGGGTTGCCAATTGCTCGGACGATGGTCGCACGCGGCAGGCCGGTTTGTTTGGTCAGCTCGCGAATAACAATGGTCTTGGCGCGATTGCCGACCTGATTGACGATGCGCGGCAGAACTTTCGGGAAGCGCTCTTTCAGCGCACCGATACGCTTGCCGTACTCCGACAGGTTGCGGTCAACCCATTGCATGGATAGCGCGGTCATCGGCAGGCCCTACCTATGGGAAACAGAAAAGGCGATCACTCTGGACCGCCTTCGACATGATGATGATTTTTGCAATGCAGTAGCACCGGGCTTGAATCGATGCCTCCGACGAGGCCATTCAAGCAGGGTCTGACTGGTTTACCCACGCGGAGGCTTTTGCCTCACTTCCGGCCCGTTCTTGTCGGGCGGGTCAAACGCTAACCGAGATCATCAGATCAACCTGGTCCCTTTTAGTCACAGCTTTCCGAGCAATGCAAGAGGGGTGCGCTTGAGGTTATGCCACTGCCCATGGACGCAAACTGTGATGTCTGCATGCAGCGTAACCGGGCTGTCATTGCGATGGAGGCGGGTTGTGTGGAGTTTCTCAATCGTCCCCTCAATCCCCTTGAAAGGACCGAAGCTGAAGAGCACACGGTCGCTCAGGTTGAACTCAAAATCAGCAGCGGCGCGCAATTCCAGATCCGTCAACGCGATGAATCGGCTCACATCTTCCTGTGATACACGCCACGGCTTTTCGCACCCGCCAACGATATCGACCACGCCTTTTACTTGGCGCAGACCAACGAAGGCAGCGGGCGACGGAACAATTTTGATGAGGAGATAGCCGGCGAGCAAAGGCGTCTTCTCGCCCTCAGAAACTCGTCCGCGTTTGTAGGTGCGAGGTCCCGGCACCATCGGAAATGCCGTGACAATTTTTTCGTCATCCAAAAGTTTTTTTACAACCAGCTCACGATGGTCAGGGGTCTGGATCGCAAACCACGCCGCCATGCTGGCGAACGACGGGTGCGATTCGGATGCCATGGAGAGCATGGTCGCCTTGATTCGCTTCCGCGCCACGACACGATCAAGCAAAGCGTCGAACTTCGATGCGTCGTAGAGGGTAGTATCAACCGTCTTGCAGGCGGCGTAGGTTTTCACGTTATGCATCATTGGAAATTCCCTCGTTAACTAGCCGTTCAAATGCAAACCACGCCTCACTAACCGCCACGTCCAAGTCGGTGATTTCGGATGAGACAGGCGGGAAAAAGAAACGTTCGACGTTCCCGTCTGGCGTTGGCACCCATGGCAATCCGGTTCTGGCAAAGAACCGCTCCCATGCCGCGCACAACTCGCCAGTGCGGCCAACGCTGTCGAAACCTTCGGAGACGCGGAAGACGTTCGGAGCCACCGTCACGCCCTTACGGTCCTGTACGCGCTCATCCATGGTGTTGACCTTCGGCCAGCCATGCTTGATGCGACGGTCCCGCAGGATGGCATCAGCCCGTTCGCCACCTTCGGCCACGAGGGACCGAAGCAACGGCGGCAATGCCGGCATGGTGGCCGATGCGGGTTTCAGCAACTCGGCACAACGTCCGGCGTGCCATGCCCTCGAATACGGCTTGTGGACGATTGGCAGAGCAACGTCCGACTTCGGGTCCTCAAGCTTTTCCCAATCTCGCCCGGTCAGGTAAGCGCCGGCCCACGGAACCGAGATTTTCGCTTTCTCGGCGCGCTCGATGTAGGTCGGGGATTTGGCGATGCATTCGGCGCGCTGCTCTTGCGAGAGCTTCTGCCACGCCTTCCGGCCAGCGTATTCGCTGTCCTTGTCCCGCGTCGGCCATTTGGCATACCAGCGACGGAAAGCGCGCTCGACGGCTTCCGGCTTTTCTTCCGAGCCTTCGTCACGCGCATCTCTCTCTTGCTGATAATCAGTATTTGCTAGAGATGAGTTATTACTATGTGCCGATTTTGCCGGCGACGGTAAAACCGGCGACGGTTTTGCCGGCGACGGCATTTCAGTCTGCGGTAGAAATGCAACACTCTCGCTGTCCCCGCGCGGCGCGTCGGCGACCGGAGGGGAACGCGGCTCGTCAAAGATAACCAGATTGGATGCGCCGAACTTGCCGTCTTCGCGCGATTGCTCGCGCTCCGCATAGCCGCAATCGACCAATTCGGCGATCATCTTGCGGGCCTTGTCGCGTCCGCAACCGCCCTTCTTGATGATGTCGCCAATAACGACGGTCCAGTTGTCCGGCTTCGATAGCAGGTAGCCGAGCAGCCAACGCGCTTCCATGGAAAGACGGTCATCCTCGAATACGTGATTGGGAACGGCGGTATAGCGGGCATTTCGCGCGCCGCGCCGAATAGTCGCCTCGCTGCTCACAATGCACCGCCTTTCCGCACGATTTCGCGCAGAAACGAGCGAACGGCCTGCACGCCAAGAACGACCGTCTGCGGCAATCCACCGTCCGCCAGACGAGTTGCGTTGAGGGCCGCAAATTCCAAGTCGAACGCCTGCACGCCGAGCGTGAAGCGGGCTTCCATCAGAATGCGGCGGATGGCGCTGCTATCGCGGCAGATCACGCCAGCCGGGACGCGCAAAAGCCAGTCTGCGCGCTGCGCATCCGTCTCGCAATCGGCAAGCTCTTCTACGATAGGGAGAAGCGCGCTCATCGCCCCACCTCGCGCTCAACCCTGCGCGCTACGGCGCGATAGGCGTCCATCTGCTTGCACAGATCGGTATGGGCGAGCCTTTGCGCTTCTGCGGCCTTTTCGGCGGCGGAGCAGAGTTCGGCGTAGCCCTTGAACGCAGCCTCGATTTGCGCCATGCCGGCAAGCATTTCATCAAACAGCGGATTGGATGCTGCCGGCCCGAAGAAATGTTCGCGAACTTGTGCGACCCAATCGCGCGGTACGCCCAAATCCTTGGCAACGGCGGCATCAGTCCAGGGCGCTTTGTAAGCATCCTTGGCATAGACCGCATCCAGCTTGTCGTTAATGATCCGGCGATCCTCGCGCGTCATCTCGCGCGGCTTTTCGGCACTGGACGAAGCGGAAATGTTAGCCACGACTGTCGTTCCTTTACGTTTGGCCGGGCTGGCGTGGAGCGGGCAAAAATCCTTGCGCGGGCCGTTGCCGACCACCCATCCCTTGTTCTGAAAATGCTGAATTGCCGCAACCGGCGGCTTTCGGTTTGCCCCTGTCTGAAAGGGGAAGTAGGCGACCGCGTTGCAGCAGGCGCACACGATCTTCATCGCCTTGGTGGACTTGTCGCCGTAGGAAATGGACTCTTCTGGAAAATCGCGCTCGCTCATTGGCCCCTGCCCTGTTTCCACACCTCGAAATCCGCGCGCAGGTCCAGAAAGGCCATCTGCGCGCGCGCTTCGGTGTTGATCTGTGTTTTGCTGGAAATGCCGAGCAGCTTTTTCAGCACGGTATCGGCATGGTCTTTGTTGTGGATTGCCCGGCTGCTGTCCCGACGTTCAAGAAAGCGATGGAACGGCTTTTCGGCGCAGAGCATGGCCGCATTCGCCGCGAAATCGCCGTCGCGCAACTGGCGCGGTACTTCCCTTTGAGGCTGGCTTTGCCGCAACGCGACGACTGCACGGCGACGAAGCTCTAAAAACAGCACCACGTTTTCAAGTGCGCCGCTGATAAGCTCAATATCTTCGGGAAGGGCATCGGCGTGCATCGTGCAAAGCACAGCTTGCTCGCCTGTCGCGCGCCGAACAACGATGCGCGTCATCCCGCCATCGGTGTCGATGGACCATCGGTCGCCTTGGCAAAGATCCACGATACCGGTCAATCTGGAAACGCGCGCTTTCTCGCTTTCGCGTGCGGCTTGGGCTGGCGTCGTCATGCAGCCTCGCTTTCCACCGCAGGCGCGGTTTCGGCGGGCATGTAGTCTTTCCAGTCCACCCGGCGAATGGTGGTGCTGTCGCCATAGGTGCCGTCGTCTCGCAGCTCCCAAACGAACCACGCGGTATTCATGCGGCTGCTGGCTTTCTCGCCATCCCACCCGTCGCGATGCATCATCGGAAGCCGCCGTGCGAAAACGTGGACGCGAGCCGGCGGGCAATCGTCCATGACGAAATTGCGGTCATCGTCCGCGAAGCCGCACAGGAAATTGAGATTGAGCAGCAAGGCCATCTTGCGGGGACGGAATACCCGCAGGGCATGGGCGACAAACCCATTTAGAACCTCGCCATAGGGCGGATTCGTCACGATATCGTAAGATCCATGTTCCGCCGGCTGCGAAGTCAGGAAGTCTTGCACCGCCTGCAATTCGCCGTGCTGGTCCGCAGTGCCGTAATCGAGCAGATCGGCGAGAACGACACTGTAGCCAGCCCGCTCAAGCATACGAGCAATCGCCGCGCGACCGCAGGCCGGCTCAAGAACCGTGGCGGAAAAGGTTTCGAGGGCGAGAAGCGTATGCATCGCTTCCGGCGGAGTTTCATAAAGGTTCTGTCCACGCGCCTCTTTCGAGGCGCTCGCCGTGCCCACCGCCGCCCGAAGATTGGCGCGGGTCGGCCCAAGCCCGGCAGAAAGCCGCGCCTGAATTGCACGCTCGACAATGCCCGGCTCGCGATGTTCCGCCGCTGCCAGTTTGCGCGCTTCGTGGATTTCCTTGCGGGAAAGGCCGGTTTCCTCCGACGTAAAACTGTTTCCATCGGAAACGGTTTTGGGCCGACCGCCTTTTGACGCCTTACCCGAAGCCTGCGCCTCATCCCACTTGTCCGCGATCAGGATTTTCGCGCGGGCTTCGATCAGCAGTGCGTCGGCCTGCATCCGCCGCGCCTTGGCTATCAGCTTTTCCGTCGCGCCGATCTGTTTGGCGAATTGCGCCGCCGTCTTGGCCGTGGCATATGCAACCGAGGCGACGATACGAGCGTTGACGATATCGCCCTCGTCCAGCAACGCCCGCGCCCGCTCGACGGTTGCGACCAGTCCGGAGGCGTCGGAGGCGGGCAGGATATCCGGCAGATTTTGAGGGATATCCGCAGAAATGGGCAAGTCGCCCGGTTCCGCTATGCCTTGCAGCATCGCCAGCACTTCGCGGGCGCGCTCGGTCGGATAGTAGGTTTTCGCGTCTTGCTTGTCGCGTTTCAGATAACCGTTACCAACGGCATTGTTTGCCGCCGTCACATGTCTTGGCTCTGTCGCCTTTACGACGCCTTCGCTTACCGCTGTCGTGATGAGCGCTAGCGCGTTCGGACCGGGCTTGGGGAGTTTTACGGATTGATAGACGGGCATTAGTTCGCCCTCATCAATCGATCGAGGTAGGCTTGCCCGAGGCCGGTCAGTTTTGCTGTTCGTTCGTCTTGGGAGATATGGACATAGCCGCAGCGGCGGCACTCCAAAGCGAGCAAGCGACGGCCAAGGCCGGTTGCGATCTCGACGCGTCCCCCGGCAAACTGCACTTCACGCAGAAAACCCCTTGCACGTTCGGACAAGGGGCGGGACATCAATTCATCAATGGCGGGATCGGTTTGAGGCTTCATTGTCCGCCTCCAACCGCATGGAGGCCGACCCTCTGCCCGCCGCGTGCTTTCACGTTGGCGAGCGCCTTGCGGAGCGCCGCAATCCCGATTTCCAGTTCCGCCGCGTCCCGGTCCATCTTGGTCGCTTCCGCTGGCGTCACCATGAGATCGGCAATCGCAACTGCCCCGCCCGAAATCAGGTCGCCGGCCTTGCGCACCATGTCGGAATAGGCGGCGATAAGGCAGTGATCGGCCCCGCGCTCGCTTTCCGGCTCGACCAACCGCTTGCCGTGCAGCTCCGCCATCGCCGAAGTGACGACCTGCACGCCGCAATCGGATTCCAGGGCGTAGACCGCGTGCAACGGCATCATTTCCGGGTCCGTCGCATTGTTCATGCGCCCGATGTGACTTTTCGAAATCGAAGAGATTTCCGCAGCCCGCTCGATGCCGCCGACAAGTCGGATGAGATCGCGCTGTGCCGCCTTGATGCGGTGGAACCATGCAGTTTGATTCATGAGACAAAACCTTTCCCGCACCGGGAAATTCCCGGTGTTTTTCCCGTGGTGGGAAATGATCGAAGATGAGAAATTCAGGGCGTTACGAAGCTACGGAGGCCCACATGCAAAACGAGAAATCCCCGCGCCGGGCGGCAGACAAGAAAGCGCCACGGCGCGGGGTGCAGCGGGCCGGGAGGATTGGCCGCGCAAAAGATGAGCGAGGCCGGTCATTCTGCGGCCTCCGCAAACGAAAAGAAGTCATCCGGCTTGAGATCGAGGCCGGTTGCCCTTGCATGGGCAAGCAAACGAAACGCATCAGCCTGCGGAATAATTCCACCCGTGCCGCCGCGATGCCTTGGATACATCCAGCGGTAAACACGCGAAATGTGCTTGCCAGTGATGGCAGACACTTCGCCAATCCCAATTTTGGCAATGACAGACTTTGCCGGATCTAGGTGTTTTTCGCTCATATCGCGATCTTTGCGATTATCGCTACTTTTTGTCAACCGCACCATGGCGTTTTTCGCGATGGATTTTTTTGCGGATTACGCGAAAGTCAAATGATGCTAGACCCGCAACACGAAATCAAACGCTGGTTGACCAACAAGTTGGATGCCGCGCCACACGGCACTGCAAGTGCGCTCGCGCGCACCCTGGGTGTCAGCCCGACGCAAATCACGCGCATGAAGAACTTGGAGGCTGGAAAAGAGCCTCGCAGGATCGCCTTGGAAGAACTCCACGGGATCGCCAAATTCTTCAACGAATTGCCGCCGGGCTACGAGGAAATGGCTAGCTGGATTTCCGACCGGCAAGATCATTCAACGGCGATGCCGGCGCAATCTCGCCCATCACCAAATGCTAGCTTCCCGCCTAAGTGGCAGGCATTTCCCGGAGACACATCAATTCCTTTGCGCGGCCAGATTTCTGCAGGCGCAAACGGCCGCTTCATAATGAACGGGCAAGACATAGCGCGGGTCTTCTGCCCGCCCGGCCTCGAAGGAGTCGAGGGAGCTTACGCGGTCCAAGTACAAGGCACCTCCGGAGAGCCGAGGTTCTTTCATGGCGAAACGGCGTGGGTAAACCCCAATGCTCGCTATCGCAAAGGCGACGACGTTATTGTGCAGATACTCGGCGACGATGAGAGCGGCGAGGTCTTCAGCTACATTAAGCGATACGAAAGCCAGAACTCTCAAGTCCTCAGACTGTACCAGTACAATCCCGCCGATGGCGAAGGACATGAGCTTGAATTCCCCATGGATAAGGTTTTTAGCATCCATAAGGTTGTATTTCACGCGATGCTATAACGCGGCTCATCGCATCGCCAAGTGGGTCGAATAGTGAGGTTTCGAAAGGCCGGAAGGCCCTTTGGGCACTCGCTGCACCTGATTTTCCGGCACAGTTGCATGTAGTTATGGACGCCTAAATCGACAGCCTTTCGTAGGCTTTCCACCCCAAGATTTCGGGAATGGCCGCAGTCGTCGCAAGCCACATAAAGGCTGGACAACTCGATAATCAACCTCATTGCATCGGGGTGATATACCGGCGGCCTCTTCATTTTCTCTCCTGTTTGTTCTTTGTTCGTTCACGCCAAGAAAGCACCTTCTGGTGGCAGTGTCGAGTCGTTTTTGATCTGCCATTCCATGCGGAAAACGCGATTTCGCGCGCTGAACTTAGCGCTTGCTGACTTATAATCGCGATTATCTCCATTTTTTGTCTTGACTTATTTTGCGATTATCGCGAATTTCGGCGCATCCGAGCCTTGCGTACGCAGGCTCGGCATTCGACCGGGCAAACTCGTGCTTTCTTGCGAACTGCCTGCGCCCGGCTCAACGCAACGATGGAGAAAACATGCGCAATATTCCGAGAGAGATGGCCGATCTGGCACGCGAACGCGGCGTCGGCATGACTGAGGCCGAGTTACGGGCCGAAGGTTTCACCAAGGACGAAATCGCGAAGCACGCCACCGAGGCGGCGGAAATGCTGCGCGCAGCAGAAACCGCACGCGCCGCCTGATTCTCTATCCGCTCCGGTTTCCGCCTCACGCGAGGCGGTTTCCCGAACGGATGGAGATCGAGTTTCATGAACAAAGAACGTCGCAAAGAAATCGCACGCGCAATCGCGATGATCGAAGAGGCCAAGAGCATTCTGGAAACCTGCAGCGACGAAGAGCAGGACTATTTCGACAACATGCCTGAATCCTTTCAAGACGGCCAAAAGGGCGAAGACGCGCAAACAGCAATTGACGCCTTAGATGAAGGCGTTTCGAACTTGGAAGACGTTAGCCAGGCACTCGGCGATATCGTCGTGTGATCCCCCATCCGCTCCGGTTTCCGGCCTTCGGGCCGGTTTCCCGAACGGATGAACGGAGATCACATCATGTTCCGCATTTCCCCAATGACAGAGGCCCCCACGAGCCTGCCACCGCTCGAAGAGGAAGTGCGCGCGCTCTGCGCTGCAATCGGTCTCATCACCGCCGCCATGGCGCTCGCCGTGCTGGCACTCATGCTTTCGCACTAACCGCCCAAAGGAAACCGCGCATGAAGAAAATACGCGATGCCTCAATGATCATAGGCATGCTCGAAAACGGCCAACTCAACCCGGCCTTTTCGGCGGAGATCGGCACCACGCTCGAAAAGCTGTCCGCCATGTCGGAAGGCAATCCCATGGCGACGTTCAAGGGGGCCGTGACTCTGAAACTTGGCCTGTCCGTCAAGGACGGCATGGTCACGATATCCGCCGACATGGAGTCCAAGACGCCGAAACTGCCTCGCAAGAACTCCGTCTTTTGGGTTGTCGAGGACGGCGCGCTTTCGACCGAGCATCCCCGCCAACACGACATGTTCACGCCGCGCGAAGTCTCTAGCGCGCAGCAATAACCCTTCCCGACTTTTTCAACCGCGCACCCGCGCACCAATAGAGGAATTGAAATGGATCAACTGACCAACACCGCCGTTGTCGAAATTGCCAAGATCGCGACGCAGGCCAACGCCCACATTATCAGCGTGCCCGCGCCGGCAAATGCCAAAGGCATCCCGTCAAGCGTGCCCGCCTTGCTGGACCCGTCGAGCGGGCGAGTTACGGATGTATCCAATATCTTCGCCCCATGGCGCGACCGCCCGGAGCGCAAGACCGGCACGGCGAGCGTCGAGACGCTGGATTCGTTCATCGCTCTCGTCGAGCGCCACAAGACGGCAAACAGCGCTATCTTTGCCATCACCGATTGGCAGAAGCCGAGCTTTACCGCAGTCATCGACTATCACGGCACAGACCCGGACAACGGCAAGCACCGCATCCACTACGCTTTCCCGCTCTCCGAGGAGTGGAAGGCCTGGGTTTCCAAGGACAGTAAGCCCATGACCCAGGGCGAGTTTGCCGAGTTTATCGAAGACCATATTGCCGAGCTGTCGTCGCCCGACTCGGACGAGGCCAAGGACTTCGGCGGCATGTTCAACACCAAGGTTGCCTATCCTAACGAGCTGATCGAGCTTTCGCGCGGCCTGCAAGTCAATGCGGAAACCCGCGTCAAGAATGCCGTCAAGCTGCAATCCGGCGAAAGCCAGATCGTGTTCGAAGAAGACCACAAGAACGCAGCCGGCCAGCCTATCACGGTGCCGGGCATCTTCATTCTGAGTATCGCGCCGTTCTTTGAGGGCGAAAGCATCCGCGTGCCGGTCCGCCTGCGCTACCGCCTGCGCGAGGGCGTTCTTTCGTGGATATTCATGCTCTATCGCCCGGATATCCACATCACCAAGGCCGTCAACTTCGCCCTCCACGACACCGCCGCCGCGCTGGACCTGCCGAAATTCACCGGCAAGCCGGAAATGGCCGGCGGCTGATTGCAGCGGAGCGGGCGTCACCCCTCGCCCGCTCTCGCCTTTCCCGAAACTTGAACCGCAACATGAGACAGCCGGGCGCTGCTAGAATTATCGCATAGGACGACGAATGAAAGCGGAGCGAACTGACGGTATAGCCTACCCGCCGCGTGGATTAAGCCGAGAAGCATCGGCAAGATACATTGGCGTCAGCACCACAAAATTTGACCAGCTCGTCGCCGACCGTCGCATGCCGAAGGCAAAGAAAATTGATGGCCGCGTGGTTTGGGATCGCATTGCCTTGGACGCAGCGTTCACGGAACTGCCGGACGAAGGCGTCAACATGATTGACGAGATATTGTCAGGCCGGCACCCCTAGAAGTAGAGTGGCTTATGGCTACGCACCCCGATTATCCCTTTGCATCATCCTTCGAAGACCGCCACGGCACCACCCGCTGGCGGTTTCGCCGTTCCGGAAAGACGGTCTCATTGCCCGGTCAGCCGGGCGATCCCCAATTTGAACAGCATTACAAAGCAGCGATTGAAGGGCGAAAACCGACCACCGCTAAAGTCATTGGCATGCCGGGCGCGGTTGCCCAGGGTTCATTCCGCGATGGATGGCGAAAAGTGCAACGCACTCCCGAATGGCTCAAGTACGATCCGGCCACGAAAGATAAGAACACACGGCTTGCCGAAGAATTTCTTGAGCTGCTGCTTGTGGAAAATGGCACGGCCAAATGGGGCGATATGCTGGTGCGCGATCTGAAACGCCGGCACGTAAAGGAACTGCTAGCGAGATTTCATGAAACGCCCCACAAAGCCAAACATCTGCTGGTTGCGGTTCGCAAGATGATTTACGTGGCACTCGATGAGGAATGGATAGATAGCGATCCTACCTACAAGCTCTCCTACCGACCGGAGTACAAGGGCTGGCGTGCATGGACAGAGGAAGAGCGTGCCGCGTTTGAAGCCAGATGGCCGCTCGGTTCTGCGGCGCGAACTGCCTATGGACTTGCACTCTGGCTCGGCAATCGCCGCTCCGATGTCGTCAAGATCAAATGGAGCGACATCGACTTAAAGAACCGGACGGCGACCATCACCACCAAGAAGGGCGACAAGACGCTTGTCCTGCCCCTCACGCCCATGATGATCGAAATTCTTGCACCGCTCGACAGGAGCAAGGAATTTGTCCTGATCAATGGTTATGGAAACCCCTTTTCCGGGAAATCCCTAACTGGCATGATGTCGCACTGGACCAACCTTGCCGGCATGCCAAAGGGCTGTAGCCTGCACGGTCTCCGAAAAACGCTGGGCAAATTGCTAGCCGAATCCGGCTCGACCACCCGCCAGTTAATGGAGACCTTGGGCCATGATGATATCCAGCACGCTGAACTTTATAGCCGCGAAGCAGAACAACAGCGGCTCGCTAAGGATGCAATGACCCGCCTAAGTCGGAAGATGACCGTAAAAAAGGCTTCGAAATCGGACCGTGCTGTGTGACACGCAATATCAGGAGACAGCAGAATTATTGAAAGTAGTTCCTCTTGTCGATGTCGGCACAGAAAGAGTAAAACGAGCCCACCTATCCGCCAATGGAATTGCGGCGGTTGCGCGGTGTAAGATTAGGACGGGCCCGTGGTTGACGTAAATGAACTTAATTTGGTGTTGCGAATCCTAGACGCCGCTATAGATGGGCTTAGAAAATACACAAACGTTACTCCTGTAAGGCCCCTTCCGTCGGATGCTATTTTAGCTAATACACTCGCATCAGAGCTGCACCAAATCACTATAATGGCGCGCTCGATGGTTTCAGTTCGAGATGTTCACCAGTTCCGCAATTCACTGAACAATTTAAGTCATAATGCGACATATGTGATGCTGAAGCATTTGCCGTTTCCGGCGCCGAGTCTAATAGACGGTGGCGTGTTCGCCGGAGTCAAGGAGGCGGTTAACGGAGTGCTTGGCCGCCGTCAGACAACAATAGAAAATGCTATCGAGTTCGCTCGGGAAGCTGCTGATCAATGGCTAGAACCCATTCCCCAAACCTTTCCTCTTCCCTCGCCGAAAGTTGCCCCGTTCAATTTTGACATAGTCGATAAACGCCTCGTTGTCGTTAGCCAGCCTGCCAGTGCATCCGATACGGGTGCCACTGCCAGCGCTAGAACGGCACTTCTTGAGCAAGGGCAACGGCTGCTCGAAGCCTTGACAGCCTCAAACAGCAATCCCCTACTTCGCGATGCATTACAAATATTGCAGATTAAGCTCTCATCTGGGCACGATATTGTTCAGCTCGGGCTACTCAATCTGACATGGGAGGGAGCAGTTCACGGCGCTGAGGACGAAGTTTCCGCTGTGATGGCAAGGAGTTTGCAAGCCCACGCGTTGGGAGTCCGTCACTATCTCGCTCAGTATCCCGAATGGGTTGCGTTTAGTGACAATGCAGCCGAACTAGAGCTTTCTCGCGAAGAGCTCGAAGCGCTGGCCCGCGAAACTGAGCAATTGGCGGATAAGCTTGAAAGCGAAATTACAGTTGATGAGGAAGTTCCGCGATCATTAAGGTTCGTAGCTAATGTCCGCAAGCAGCCGGCCAAGGAATTGAAGCGGGCAGGCTTAGCCTTGATCCGCACAATTGAGAATTTAGCAATTTCCGTATTCCGCCAACTGTCAGATTTTGCCTCCACGATATTTAAGCAGTCCCTGAGCGCAGCTCGTGTGCCGGTGGCCGGCGCACTAGGGTTGGCCATAGCTGCGATAATTCTGCATCAGGCAGAAATTTGGGCGACGGTGTCAGGTGCAGCTTGGCTCAAACCCGCTGCGGAAATCATTCAACGTTCCGAAGGCGCACTTATTGGTAAGGTAAAGTAAGGTGAGCTGCCCATTGAATCCCAAAATCTAGGTATGCAAGTCTGCGACTTTAAAAGCGTAAAATAGCTCCCTTTGGGCTCCGCCGGAGGCAATTTAGATTCCCCTGGGATGGAATTTAAGCGGCGCCAAAAGACCGCTCTAAAGCAGTATAATGGCAGATTTCCCCTCTCCGAAGAGGCTCACATCCCCAACCTTGTTCCGCCTCCCTGAAGGCTTCCCAAATTCCATTCTACGGGAAGATTTGGGATGAATGGGGCAAAGTCTTCTGAGCCCATCTGTCACCGAAGCATTGCGTGTCTGCGCCGCATTTCGCGAGGTCAGCAAACATGTCTTTGACCTCCGCATCGTCCTCGTGAAATTCCTGAAGGGAGCAAGCTGCCACGATCCCAGGAGTCTCGGCTTTAAATTTAAGCTCCGCACCGTTTCCTGAAGCCTCGACGTTAAAGACGTGGAAATCAGCGACGCTCTCCGGTTCTTGTCTCGGGCCCCCAAAAACATTCACCCAAAAACTAGCCTTACCGGCGCTTCCATCGCTATTGATAATCTTGACGAAAACGCGTCCCTTCCAATTTTGCCCACGCCACACTGTGATATATTGCCCAGCGCTAGTGGTCTTGACCTTCTCCGCGCTCATGCCCGGAGCGGTTCCACAATTATGATATGCGAAGGCGTTTGCAGCGGAGACAAGAATACAAGCCATTCCCAACATCAGCGACTTAGTAAACATACTATTTCCTCCCCTAGAGTTCTAGTTTCAGGATAGCTGGAAGACATAGAGGTGATGGCCTTGTATCGTCACCTCGCCCGCTCAATTGATAATTGAGTATATCATTCGCTACAGGTTGTGCCATTCATCCAATCGAAGTACGACTGTTGGGATTGAATTGCTCGTGCGGATTCAAGAAGCCGCGCGCTCCATCAATCGGGCGAGGAGCCTCTTAAGCTTTGATTCGAGCTCAAGCGATGCGGCCGTTGTCGAGAACATCCACGGCATGTCTCAGAAAGCGCACACTCAATGGACAAGTCGGTTGGCTAACCGCATTGGCAAACCTTGATGGCTAACCACCATATAACCATTTGAAAAAGAAGATAAAATGGTGGGCCCGGAGGGACTCGAACCCCCAACCAAGCGGTTATGAGCCGCCGGCTCTAACCATTGAGCTACAGGCCCGGCACGAGAGAAAATCGTCGCGCTTACAGCGCCGGAGCAATGG